CATAAGTGTTTCGTTTACTGCTGCTAAAGTTGGCATCTTTATTACCTTTGCATTTGTTGTCTCTGCGCTTCTTCACGCTGTTGTTTTAAATCATCTATTAGCATACTCAAGTATATTTCCCTCTCCCATGGCATCATATATTCTAAGTCTTCAAGAGAGTATTTGTGATGCTGCATCAACTGATAGTTAACTTGATAATGATTAACCAAAGAGTCGTGAGAGAGGGTTATTAAAAAAAATCTCCTACACCTTTCAAGGTTATTTCATTATGTTCACCGCATTCTGTACAATCGAACTCCACATGTCTTTCTAAATTTGGAATACTGTTAATAAATGCCATTATATTTTGTAGCTGATCTGCTGTTAGGTTATCAACGAAAGTTTTAACTTCTTCTTCAGTTTCCTCATCAAAATTTATAATTTCATCTTCAGTAATTAGTTTATCTAAACATGCTACCACAACCTTTATAAGATTTTCTGCAGCATTACTCTTATCATCTTCTTCTAGCATTAAATCGTATCTAGGATATCCCATTTGTATAGTGTAGTTTTCGTTCATCTTAACTTTATTTTCAACATCACTGAGATTAATATCAATATCTTCTAGATTTATTTTCACTTCGTTTTCAGTATCACATTTCGAACAAATCAAATTAATATCTGCTGTTTCACCTACGCTTTTTGCTCTAAGTTGCATAAACATATACTCAACATCAAAGGTGGCTAATCTACTTACATCTATCTTATCAAGAACACAAACTTTTATAGTATCTGTTATTGCATTTAATATCTGCTTCTTATCCTGTGTCTCCAACGCCATTAACAATACTTTTTGCTCCTTAACAAGAAACGGACGAAACATCACCGATTTTCCTGTTGAAGGTATTTTCATTTCATATTTTGGTACATCATTTAGTTTAGGTAGTGCCATTCATTTCATCCTTTAATTAAATACTCTTCCTATTGCTGTTCCTATTTGAGTTGTCAAAAACTTTTCTATATTACTTGTAGCTTCAACCTCATTTGGAATCCATTTTGTATACGACATTTGCACATTCAACTCCACGACACCATCAATATCAGTGTTCAACTGAATGTCGTTCATGGTGGTAGGGAATGCGTCAAACAACGTACACGAATATATTACATCATCGCCTGTCACAAAGTCCAAGTCAAACTGACCTTGTGCAAGATCAATAGGACCAAACTTAGGTAATCTATTTTGTATTTCTGATGGCAGTTTAGGAATGCCAAGAGGTGTGGAGTAGACAGGAAGACCAATACCTTTCTTCAACTGTTCAATCACAATCTGCTTTCCATACCCTTCTTTGCCTCTGAGATATCCTGCTGTCTGACCGTTCTGATCTACAGCAAGACTTTGCCAAGTATCAAAGTACTTTCGTATACCATAATCATTTAGAACTTGAAAGGTCATGGAAATGTCTGTAACGGCATACCCATAAGGAACCTTTTGCATTTGCATACCAATCCTGCGTTCATTCGTCAGAACCTGCTTACCGGGCAATACAACGTCCTTACAGAGCAAGTTTACTTCTTCGGAGGTGGCACCAGGGATTGTTGGTAGCTTAACTCTGAATACGTTTGGACGTGCTATACCATCTTTTCTAGACACTAAGCTTTTTAATTGGTCAACACTAGCCATTAGATCATTCCCCTTGAGTCTCTCCAAACTTTGGTTTGGGTGCTTTTCTGCCAATCAGCAGTAGGTAAGAACGTTGCAATTTCCCATTCGGGTGCAGGTATTCTAGCAAATCTACTTCTTACGTGTTTACTTAAATAATGCTTCACACAAGGCTTAAAATATTTCATCTTAGTCGAAGCTTTTAGCATATCATAGGTAATATCAAACTTAGTGCTATCGTTAAACTTGTTGTTGGTTGTAACATCCATAAGTGCATCTAAGAATTTTGCTCTTAACGGAAGCGGTAAATAGTGAAGGTTTAGTCCAAGGAACCCACCTTTAGCAGGGCCAATAACAATAGCTAATGGAAAGCTATCGTAGTATGGCAACGTATCTTTGTGCTTGGGGTCATAAAAAAACATCTGCATAGAACCAACCAAAGTTCTATTTTTAAGATTTATTGATTCATCTTTCATCAATTCGTTACGGTTTATTTTTTTAATTCCAGAAAGCCTTTTACGGAACCAATCCCTAGACTCTTTTGATCTAGGGGTGATACCTGCTCTGAATGCTTCTATTTCTAGGTTTTTAAATAAGTTTGCCATAGTGTTATTTATATCTATTTTAGGGTTTGACGAATCATAAAAAATGTATATAATAAAGAAGAGGTTTTTGAGGTGGGTGAATATACTATTTCTTTTTAGGTTTACGTAATGGTTTTAAGGGCTTTATAGTTTTTTTAGGTTTAGGTAAGATACCCATAGCACTAAGTTCATTCTCAGTCCATATTTGAAATCCCCAACCACGATCTGCAGCATAGTTCTGTGCAGCAGCCCACTTGTTCATATTCTTTACATAGGTCATTCCTTCACTGATGTATCTCTTAGACTTTCTGCCATTGAACTTTGGTGGTGCAGTTTCTTTATTAGGTTTTATTTCAACTAGAACTGTCTTACCAGTTTTATAAGTAATCTTAAGATCCATGAAGTATCTATGGTACTTTTTATCAACCTCATAGAAGTAAGGTATCACAACTTCTTCACTAGACCATGCAACAATATCCTTTGCATCATCACACCACTTGAACGCATTTCTTTCCCAAAGAGATCTAAAGATTACTTTATCAGCATCTCCTTTGTACTTAGAACGGTTTTTAACATTATACTTGCCAGAATATGCCATAGATACCTTATAAATAATAGAAACTTTTTTATATTTAGGTAGGCAGATGGCATACAAGAAAAACTTTAAGTTTCCTCTAGAAGATGATGGTTACAAGGGTAGGATAACTTTTGAGGCTATTCAAGAGAACTATAAGACTCTGCCTGAAACTGTGTTCAGTGGCTTAGTTGAAGCGGCTTCTGGTACAACAAATAGAGAACGTGCAAGACAGCCAGAAACAGGATTCAAAGGACAGCAACAAGTGGTGAGGGGAAGTATACCTGCACGTGTTGGTAGTGGGCGTAAGGCTACAATGTATTTACCTTCAACCTTACAGTTTCAGGATAACATTGAATACACTAATGTTGATCTTGGTATCATAGGTTCTGCGGCAGCAAACTCTTTGGGAGATCCGAATGCTAGTGGCAGAGCAGTTCTTGGTGCGATCAATAATAATCTTACACCAGACTTTGCCTCAATACAAGAGGCTTTCAATGTAGGACTTAGAAGTGAAGGCGCTCAAGTTGCTGCACTTCGTTTATCTAGTAAACTTAGTCCTGAAATTCAAGGTGCTATTGAAACCACAACAGGCATTGCGTTGAACCCTAATAGAAGATCTACTCTCAGAGGCATTGGTGTCAGGCAGTTTAGATTTACATTTAAAATGATTCCAACTTCTCAAGTAGAGGCAGAGGAAGTCAAACAGATAGTTCAGTTCTTTAGAGAAGAAATGTATCCAGATACTTCTGATGAGGGATTGAATGCGGCACTGAGATTTCCTAGTAAGTTCAACATAAAAATGTTCTATGACAATAAAAGAGTTGCAACTAAGATATTACCATCTTTCTTGGCTAACGTTGATGTTGTGTACAATGCAACGGGTATGGCTTTTCACAAGGATGGTAACTTCCAAGAAACAGACATTTCATTATCGTTTGTAGAAGAAAGAGCATTGACTAAAAGAGATATTATAAGTGAGGCTACTGCAATAGATAATCCAAACTATGTACTATCAGCAGGGGCAGGATAATATGTCATTTTTTAGAAACTTTCCCACAGTAGCATATAACTTTGGTAATGAAACATTCGACACTACGTTTCACAACCTTACCACTTATATAGATCTCATCGATCAAATAGCTGATGATGCGTCTTTCTATGAAAAGTATTATATTCAGGATGGTCAAAGACCTGATGTTCTTTCGTATGAGTTATATGGAACCTCTGACTTTTATTGGACATTTTTCTTATTGAACCCTAGTCTTCGTAAGCAGGGATGGCCTATGAGTAGCCTAGAGGTTTATGATGCTGCAAAGCTTTTTTATCCTAATAAAGTTATCATGACTACTGCAAGTATGCATGGCGAGTTTTATATTGGAGACATTATTGCAGATAGAGCAAATGTTGATGAATTTGGAACAATCTTTAAGGCTAGAATATTAGAGAAAAATTATGATCTTGGTCAGTTAACAGTACAACCTATTGTTGATGTTAGGTCAATAACACTGACTAATGGCGGTAGCGGATATACGTCTCCACCCACAGTAACCATATCTGGTGGAGGCGGTAATAGCGCAACAGCGCAAGCAGTTATGACCTTTCTTGATGGGAATACTGTTGTGACTTCACAGACCATTCAATCTATAGCAGTTATTACTGGCGGTGAAAACTTTACTAGTGCTCCTACAGTGACTATATCTGAACCCGATATAGCAAACGGAACACAAGCAACCGCAACGGCGGTTTTATCTGGATTTTCTTTACCTAGACAAACGACTATATATTCTCAGCAAAACGAACCTAACGTATTACTGTGGTCAGAAACTAAAGTTAGAAGTTTAATTACTAGAGATACTGTTGAACAATATAATGCTGCTGCATATTACACTGACACTAATCAAAATATCGTTGATTTAAATATTAATGTTGGTGGTGGTGTTGATAACGAAGTCGGACAACTTAATAAAATACCTGTCACATATCTAGATAGACTTATAACCACAAATAATGAATTACGAAACATTAATATATTTACGCCAAGTGTTGCAGCACAGGTAAACAGTGAATTTCAAAAACTATTGAGAAGTTAAATGGCAACTCCACTAGTATCAGCAGAACAGCTTAAGATTATTAGCATTCGATTGGAAGCAGATCGATACAACAAGCCCCTTTTTCTTTCAGGGGATGGTAAGTCTGGCATTGTTGTTGAGGTTAATATATATGAAGATTTGTCTAAGGGATACCTAACAGGTGGTATAATCATTCAAGATGATCTAGACATTTATAGAGTGGCTGACCTTGTAGGTACTGAAAGGATTGTTGTTGAGTTTGAGTCTCCTGATAGATCATCAGGCGTAATAACAAAGACTTTTATAATCGAAGAAATCACTGACAATATAAAGACTAATGATCAATCGTCCTTTTTATCAATGGCATTAATAGAAGATATAAAGTTTTATAATGATCTTATTAGGTTTAGTAAGGCGTATACAGGAACTGGTGAAGATATTATATCTGCTATTGCAAAGGACAAGCTTGGTAGAGAGGTTGTTATAGAAAGCAAAGTTTCTTCCTTTCAACAAGCATTTAGATACATCGTACCTTTTCAAGATCCTTTGAGTGCCATTAATACTGTCTTAAGTAAAATGACTACAGAGAGCGGATTACCATTCTTTTTCTATTCCTCTGTTATCGACAATAAATTTTATCTCACTGACTTAGAAACCATAATA